GGAATACAGCCGGTTGTAAAGCTCAGACTTGGTAATGTAGTAAGTTTGAACGAGGGCTTCTTGCCGGTCTGTATAAGGGGTGTCTTCACGCAACACGCCAATGCTGGCTGGCTCAACCATGTAAGGGTGGATGCCGTTGTTGTAGACCAGTTTGATAAATGTCGAGTTAAAGACAAGCGACCAAGTAAGTGCTGAACTAAATACTTGGTCTGCGTTGGAGTTAAGCCACTCGTCATTGAGCGCAAGCGTCAAGCGAGGAACTTTAATTTGTTCTTGGTCTGGAACAGCAGCCCCAACATTGATTGAGAACCGTGTCGTTTCTGCTGAATAGAGGAACGATGTTAGTTGGTCAATGTGGGGATAGATTTTGTTGAAGATGGTCGGAGACTCATCAGGACCAGAACCAAAGAGAAACCATGAGCGCAAAGAGTTGTAGTCACTCTTGCGTTCTTGCAAAGACACCATGCACTTTTCAATCAAGTCACGGTAGAACTGTTCTCTAAGAAGTTCGTTGGATGGTATCCGCATTATTTCTTCAGACTTAGGTTTTCATGGTCGGCAGTATAACTAGCCATCTTAGGTCCAGTCAAATTTCCCACATCTCTAGGCAAAATGGATACCGCTTCATCACGAACTGGTCTAACCGCATTGCCTTTGAGCAGATTGCCCATACTGTAACGGCTGTCTCCACCCCAGATAGCAGCGTCACCCGGTCTTGGCTCTCTTGGACGTTCTGCGGCAATCTTAGCCTCTTTCTCAAGCTGGCGCTTAGAAGTTTTGTTCTTACGAGTAAAGAACCCTGCTTGATTCTCGCCCTCGCGGGTGGACTTGACATCAGTCATATCAAATTCCATAGCCAGTTGTTTGATGTTTTTGTCGTTCTTCTTGGTCGTATCCGAGATGAGTCCCGGAGCTTGCAAGAAGACAACATAGACATCTTCAGAGCAGCTCTTCATTGGGCATTTAGCCTCAAGGCTCTCAAAGTATCCGTGTTTGTCGCATTTATAGTCTTTTAGCACAGCCATAGTTATCCCCTTTCAAGTGCTTCATCTAAGGTCTGACCTGAGTAATCACCGCGATTGCTCACCCCTACCTTAATCTTTATTTCCCCATTGACTAGGTGTAATCCCGTTGTACGGGCTAGTCGGGGCTTTGGTTCGCGTCTGTATTCCACGAACCGTGTCTTGTCTCTGTTTTGCATCACGGCTACTTCGCCTTTTAGCCATGAGTTGTAGCCTTTGCTCACCCGTATCTGCATATATTCGGTCAGAGGTCGGATGCGATAGAAGAACACATCTAGCAAATGGTCTTTGTCAACACCACACAGCTCGGCAAAGAGCTTGACAGATATGCCTCTATTTTGGTCTTTGACAAACCGCTTGATGACTCTAAGCAGTTCACGCTTGGGTATGGTTACTGGCAACATACTCTATGGTGTATCCAATGGATTGCAAGAAGGACAAAAAGTCTGGCTCTCTGTATGCGGTCACACATTGAGGGTTTACCAGTATGTGTGTTTCTGAAACAAGTTTGCGAGAAGTTGAGTGGCAGCCTACAAGTCTGCCGAAATCAAAGTCATCATGGAATGTTGGGATAACGCTCTCTAGGGAGAAGTCTCGAATAGTCTTTTCAGAAGCGTACTTCATACCGTGTTCGGCAAAAAGATGTCGTTTGATGCAAGACAGTTGCACGTCCTCATTCCATAGATGGATGTCTTGGGCATGATTGTGGACAATGCCGAGTTTGTTTGGTGCTTCAAGAAAGCGCTTGCTTCTCAAGCTAAAGCCCCCGTTTTGAACAATTACACGCGGAAATTTGTCGTGCCAAGTGCCTTGAAGTAAAAGCTGGTTGCCGACCATTGCAGCATGGCAAGCACCGCCAATGTAGTCATAGTCGTAATACTCAGGCTTGAAATTAGCCCCGTTTAAGACCCATCCATCATCTTGAACCATCAGGCAGTAGTCAGTCTCTATAAAGGCGTACAAGCTGTGCATGATAAATATTGAATACATCATGTAGTCAAGAAAGCCTATTTCTTTCCACTCTATGTTCTTAGGAAGGTTATCTGGCTTGATAAGAGATAGTAGCAACCCCCGTGACCCCGGCAGTTCTTTTATTGACTTCAAAATAGACGGTATGGCAGAAGCGCCATTGTTGTGACCGTAGACAGAGACTACTGTGAGGTTGTTATGTTCCATAGACACCAATCTTCTTTAGGTAGTCAGATACGTTGCGCCCTACAGCCACCTCTTCAGGGGTCTTGTCTTCAATGGCGCGAGAGACTGCACGGCTAATTCTCATAGCGGTCAAGCGAGGTTGTAGTTGTTCGGCATAAGCGGCAGCCGCCAGAGCAGAGGCAATGACTCTATCGTCCTTGTTGCGACCAGAAGCAGCAATACTTCCGCCTTCTCTAGTAATGGTCTTCATCTCTTCTAGAGTTTCCATGTCGTAGACCGCCATCATGCCTCGCTCAAAGTAATCTTTCATGTAAGTCATCATGCGCTCTTTAGTCTGTACCGTAGTCAGCCAGCCAATAGAGTTGGACATTCCACCCATCGTGTCGTTCCTGCGCCAGATGTAGTTGGACATTGAACCGTAGACATCCATCAGTTGCCGACCAATCTCGCCAGCCATAGCAGCCGCTTGGCGCTTTAGGTTCTTCAGCTCATTGATAACCGCTTGTCCCGGTCCATTGACCTCTAGGTTCAATGTTGAGTTCTTGTATGCGCCAGCAAGGTGGGCAATCACCCAAGCAAACTGGTAGGTGTTGAGTTCTGAGGTTGCAAAGGCAGCGACTTGCTCCATACCGTCCGAGTAGCAACGATAGACCTGAATACAGAATCGGTCAGCCCAGTCGCTTGACCCATAAGCAGGGTCAGCACCAATGACGTAGTAGGCGGTGTCTACAGGCTCTTCCCAGACCTTTAAGGTAGCCAAGCGCTCAGTTGACTTGACTACTTGGGTATCTTGAAAATTAGCCCCAAAGACATATCGGTAGTTATCAAAGGATAGCTTCTTAGAAATCTTGGCTGCATCAGTACAACGGGCTATGGAGAAGAAGCTAGTGCCGGTCATCACAAAGGCATAGTCCTCAGTCGGTGGGAACTCTTGGTACATCAAGGATTCGTCTTTGATACCTTCAAGCATCTTCCAACGCCACCAAGCCATCTGTCTTGAGTTGACCTCAAAGTTATAGAGCTTCTTGATGTCCCGTGTCCATTCCTTCTCTTCTACGGTTAACTTGCCGTCCCAATAGACTTTGTAGATGTCTGAGTCTGGGTCAGCAGAGTAGAACTCATTGCGCCACCAGCCACAAAAGATTGCCTTCTGAGTACGCGCTCGTTTAGCAGTAACGTACATCTCATGGAACATATTGAAGCCACGGGCGGTAGATTCAAAGATGTAGAGGCGTTCAGGGTTAGTCTCAGCAAGAGAAGCTAAGAGGGAAGCCAGACCTTCCTCGTCACCCCAAGAAGATGTTTCTGTGCCGTGAAGAAATGTGATGCCTTTTCCTCGTCCGAGAGAACCCTTGGCTCTGAGTCCTGCGACCTGGTAGAAGATACGGCTTCTGTTTTTGAGAGACAGAGAGTTTCTGTTGTGAGCAAGCATGGGGATTTTGTACTCTTTAGGGAGTCCATCCATGTATGCACCGAGTGTTCCTCTGAACATATCTCGGTTTTCTTCGGTGTCTGTAACAAGTGTTCCTCCAAGACCAGCGTTAGTGAAATGCCAATAAAGGTCTAGGGCAAGAGATATGGTGGTAATCCCTAGCTGTCTTCCCTTCAAAATAACAAAGAAGTGAATCCCGTTAGCCAAGCCAGAGTTAATCTCTTCCATGACATAGGTCTGTGTGCCAAGAAGGTGGTCTAAATTTCTTAGCCCCTCTTCTTTAGTCTCAATCTTCAATTGAGCGCAGAACTTATAGAACTGTTGCAAATTAAATTTCATCTAAGTTCCAATGAATGATGTCCCCGGCAGCCTTTTTGTTCCTAGCCACATTAAGTAGCTCCTGAACAGTTATGGGCGAATACTGCAATTTCCATCTGTCAACCAAGGCAATCTTCTGTTTCTTGGTTTTACAAAGAAGCGCAGCCCTGACTTCTCCCTGAAGCCAAACCCTACTCGCCCTTAACTGCTCCCTAGTGGATAGGTTCGTATTGCTCAAGCTGGCTACGCACCCTCTCTAACTCCTCTTGTGCCATTTGCAT